TTAATTACTACTGTTAGTTTCTTATCTAATAAAAAACTTTTATTATTCTTCTATTTTATCTTTAACAATTTTAGCCAAGCTGAATTGGACGCTTTATTCTCACTATTAATTCACTTGTATTAGCTGCCTCACCTACAAGAGTCAAAAATTGTCCAGCTGTAGTGGGAGGAGTTTTAGTGATTGATCCTGCACTTGCAGCAGATAGAAAAAATAGATCTCCAGCATCTAATGTCTGTGTTCCTGCAGGCACTTGTCCAGAAACTATTGCACGAACCTGATTACCTGAAGTTACTGTAGTTTCAGCGAAACCTGCAACAGTTGCTTGATCCACTGTTCCATTTGCAATTGCCTTTCCTACCTTTCCATCAGAAGCTCTGGAATATAATGCATCTCCTTGACTAACATCTTCAAAAGTTAAAGCCTGATAGCCAACTACTTTAAATACAACAGGGTTAGGCATTGTTGCTCTAAAGTCTTCCAATACGGCAACTAAACCTTCTACGTTAGCTGCATAAGGTTGTAATTCTTTTACATCAGCCATTATCTTAAAAGAACTGGAGGTTCAATATGTATCGCAAAGTCGGTAGCAGTAGATGCTTCACCTACACGGGTGACTGCTTTACCTGTACCAGAAGGAGGAGTTGTTGTAATAGCTCCAGCTGTTGAATCAGATAAGAAAAATAGATCTCCTGGATTTAAGGAACTTAAAGTTTTAAGACCCACAACAATTACTTTCACACTACTATTTGCACTAACAGTTGAATTAGCGAAACCTATGACTGTAGCATTCTCTAATGTTCCATCAGCTGCACTTGCTTTTCCTACCTGACCATCAGAAGTACGCATAAACAAAGCATCACCATCAGTAATATCCTGAAATGCAGTTGCATTAAACCCAACTTGTAATGGAGCAAACGTAGGAAAACCTTCTTTTAAATCCAAAAGTGCATCCACTAAACCACGAAAATTATTTGCATATGGTGAACGAGTCATAGTAAAACTATTAGCAGTTAATAAATCTACCAGTACTTTTATTGCACCTTCTAAATTTGGTTCTCCTTGTGCCATATAATCTTAAGTTTTGTATGAGACTATTCTAAGTTGTTAAATCCCTTAGAATATAAGTAAAGAGAAACAAAAGATTTAATGGACCCAGAAGTTATTGCCATTGCCATAACCAGTGGACTAGCAGCTTTCACTGGTGTTATAAAATCTTTGAATGGTTTCAATGAAAAAATTCAGAGAAAATTTAATAAGTTACAAGATGAGATCAATCGTGTTGAAGATGATATGATTCGTGGCTATGTATTGAAGCAGGATTTCATACGTGAGATGGATGTAGTCCATCAAAAGCTGGATAGAATACTAGAATTAATGATCAAACAGAACTCTAAGTAATCTTAGATAATATTTTTATAGCTTTCTTACGTGTCTTACATTGTTGTGCTTTGAGATTAAGTTTAATTAATCTCCAGTGATCACCTGCCTGTTTTATCTGTCTTTCCTTATTCATACAATGTTCACAATTACACTTTTCTTTTAGTTGATTGCTGTCCATCCACCTATACTTGTTCTATAAATGTGTAAAGTGGTCGTTGATTCTACAAAATGTAACTGACCATTAACTGGATTAGAAGGAAACCCTGTATTGGTTGTGGAAGCTATTGCCTTTGCATACTGCCAGTTAGTCCCATCATGAACTCTAAATAACTCTGTACTTGATGTATCAAGCCAAGATTCACCTTT